CTGGTGTTTGGAATAAAGTTTCAGCACCAATTTTTAATACACCTCAGCAAGCAATTTACAGTTTAGATCCAACAGGCGGCGGCACAAATATTAATGTCGATGCATTATATGCAGACGTTAATGTTAGAGGAACAACAACGCCACTTGCTGACTTTAAAGTATTCCGTAGAAGTACAATTGGAGCAACAATAATTACCAGTGCTAGAGTTTCGTCAACAGGTGTTACAGCAGCTACATATACATTTACTGTAGCAGAAACAACAGCGGCAACAGCCAGTAAAGCAAGCCCAGTTACAGTAAGCGTTACAACTGCTGCTGACATTGCTGATGCAGATACATTAGCTGGTCAAATTAACGCAGCAGGATTAACGAATGTTATTGCTGTAGTTGATGCACAAAATCGAGTACAGATTTCACACAAACTAGGCGGTGAAATTGACTTAGTTGATACTGACGGTGGTTTAGCACTATTTGGCTTTAGTGCAAGTGCTGGCGGAACAACTAACTTGTATTTTGCTCCAGGCACAACAGCAGCTACATCACCAAAGCAGTTTGTAGCGTCAAATTGGGAACCACTTGTATATTCAGCTTCAAATAACGCACCATTGAGCTTAACAGCACAGGGCGCACTATGGTATAATTCAATTGTCGACGAAGTTGACATGATGGTACACAATGGTGAGACTTGGGTAGGTTTAGCATATGACGGAGCGGCTGGCGAAAGCTCAATTGCAAGCCCTTACAGTGGTACAGATATAGAAGGACCGATTGTTTCAGCAACTGAGCCAACTACACAAGCTAATTTGTCAGCACTAGTAACAGGTGATATTTGGGTTAGCACATCAAGCGTAGAAGACTATCCGGTAATTTACAAATATAATGCAACTATTGCTGCAACAGGAGCAAATGGTTGGATTTTAGTTAACAATACAGACCAAACTACTGAAGAAGGTATTTTGTTCGCTGATGCACGTTATGGCGACAGCGGTGGCACAACACTAGCAGCTCCAGATGCTACTATTTCAGAAATGCTTACTAGTGATTACTTAGATCCAGATGCTCCAGACCCAGCATTATATCCAAAAGGTATGTTGTTATGGAACACACGTAGAAGTGGCTTCAATGTTAAGCGTTTTGAGCGTAACTATATAGATACTAACGGAACTAACGGACGTTACGGAGACCTAAGTACAACTAGTTACTATCCACATCGTTGGGTAACAGACTCAGGCAATAATGAAGACGGTTCAGGAACATTTGGTCGTCATGCACAACGCAAGAGTGTTGTACAAGCGTTACAAGCACTAGTAAACAGTAACCAAGAAATACGTGACGAAGAATCACGTCAGTTTAACTTAATGGCAGCGCCAGGTTATCCTGAACTAATTGGTGAAATGGTTACACTAAACACAGATAGACGTTTAACATCGTTTGTAGTTGGTGACACACCATTCCGTTTAACACCAGATGCAACTTCATTAAATGAATGGGCATCAAACGTTAAACTTGCTGTTGAAGATAACGACAATGGTGCAGTGAGCTTTGACGAGTATATGGCTATGTATTACGGTGCAGGCTTTACAAGTGACAACTTTGGTAACAACATTGTTGTTCCTCCAAGTCATATGGCACTACGTACTATTATACTTAACGACCAAGTTGCGTTCCCCTGGTTTGCTCCAGCAGGTACAAGACGAGGCGGCGTAAGCAACGCAACAAGCTCGGGTTATATTAATAACGAAGGAGAGTTTGTTTCAGTAGCACTAAACACAGGACAGCGTGATACACTATATTCAAATAAGATTAATCCAATTACATTCTTAAGTGGTGCAGGATTAGTAGTATTTGGGCAAAAGACTCGTGCAAGAAACGCAAGTGCATTGGATAGAGTTAACGTAGCACGTTTAACTGTTTACTTACGTGGACAGCTTGAATTATTGGCAAAACCATACTTGTTTGAACCAAATGACAAGATTACACGTGATCAAATTAAAGCATCAGCAGATGCATTGTTATTAGAATTAGTAGCACTACGTGCATTATATGATTTCTTAGTTGTATGTGACGAATCTAATAATACAGCAGCTAGAATTGATCGTAATGAGCTTTACTTAGACGTAGCTATTGAACCAGTTAAGGCGATTGAATTTATTTACATTCCGCTAAGACTTAAGAATACTGGGGAGATTGCTGCACTAGGTTAATATGCGCACTTAATGGGTGGATGAAATACTCCACCCAAAATAGCATAAATACATGTGTAACAGGAGATTATAAAAAATGCCAATCACAACACTACAAAACATTAGTATACCTACAGAAGGTTCTGGATCTAATTCATCTTTATTGATGCCTAAGTTACAGTATCGTTTTAGAGTATTACTTGATAGTTTCGGTACTACAGGCGGTGCTGACGGAACAAGAGAAATTTCAAGACAAGTAGTAGACGTAACCCGTCCTAACTTATCTTTTGAACAAATGACAATCGATGCTTATAACTCAAGAACATATCTTGCAGGTAAGCATACATGGGAACCAATTACACTTACATTGCGTGAAGATGCTAATAATAATGTACAAAAAATTATTGGTCAGCAACTACAAAGACAGTTTGATTTCTTTGAACAACAAAGTGCTATATCAAGTGGAACATATAAATTCCAAACTAGAATTGAAATCTTAGACGGCGGCAACGGCGTAGACGGAGCTAACGTAATCGACAGATTCCAACTAGTAGGGTGCTATATTGAATCAGCAAACTACAATACATTGGCATATGCTACAAGTGACGCAGTAACTACATCATTAACTATCCGTTATGATAATGCGATACAATTTGGCGGCGATGATATTTCAGGTATTGGCGAGTCTATTGCAAGAGCCACAGCTGGAAGTATTGGCGGAACAACAGCCCCCGGCTAACTAGCTTTAAAGATTGGCGTTACAAAAAGCGGAGGTTGATTGCTATCAATCTTCGCTTTTCTTTATATGCGCATATAATAGTTAAGGATAAATATTAGTATGAGCATCAAAGATCAATTCATGTTTAATTTAACTGCTGGTACACACCTGCGTGATGCTAGGCATGCACATCAGATTTATACCCAAAATAATTTTACTTTTGCACCCAAACAAAAGTATATGTACCATGTGGTATTTCAACCAAATCCAGAGGTTGGAAATAATGCAACTTCTAATTCTTTTCAGTTCCAGAAAGAACTAGGTATACTTGTGAAATCAACAGACTTGCCTAGTTTTAGAGCAAGTGTAGAAAATAAACAACAGTACAATAGAAAGAAAAATATTCAAACAAGATTAGATTATCAAGACGTTAGAATGACATTGCATGATGATAATCTAGGTGCAGTCCGATCAATGCTTGAAGAATATTACAAATACTACTTTGCAGATGGTAATAGATCTGCAACTGGTTCTCAAGCAGCATACTTGCCAAGAGACAAATATTTTGGCGATGTACCAAACTACGGTTTAAACAACAAAAAAAGAACTCCATTTTTTAGTTACATAACAATATACCAATTAGCAAGACGAGAATGGTTTGCATATACTTTAGTAAATCCGTTACTATCGGCATGGGACCACGGAGGTGTAGATAGTACCGATGGAGGATTTAACGAAGCATCAATGATTGTTGCTTACGAAGGAGTACTATATACTAAAGGAAAAGTAAGTCAAAATCCTCCTGTAGGCTTTGGTGACGCAGACGTTGGCTATGATGCAGAACCTAGTCCGTTGGGTATAATAGATCAAGGATTTATTGGTGAAGGCGGCAACGGACTTATTCCTTCACTTATAGGGCTCGCTACTAATACAATTACAGACAAATTGTTTGGCAACAGTAGTAGTAAACTTGTTCAAGCTGCAGGCGGCGCCTTAGTTGGCAGTCTTCTTGGAACAGTAGCTAATACAGTAATAGCCGGTCAATCGCGATCTGTTGCAGAGGCTGCAGCAGGTGCTAGTGTAGCACCGGGTAGCAATAATATTCCAACGGTTGACGGCCAATCAAATGTAACATCAGCTAATCAACCAATTGCAAGAGATCTACCTATTTTATCATCAGCAGAAGTAGTAGCAGCACTGTCAAACCCTGCTCAAATGTCACAACTTATTGCCCCAGTACTTAACTCCGGAGTATTGCCTGGCATTACAATGAGTACATACAATAATAGTACAGCAGCCCAAGCACTTGCAATTGAAAAAAATGTAATAGACTTAGCTAGGTCCGAAAATATCAAAGTGATACAATTAGTATCAAATGCATTAATTACAGTTACAGGATAACACAAAATGAGTAGAACTAAAAGTACATCCACTTCAGATTCAAGAACAATATCTACAGAGCCAACTACGGAATACTATAAAAACTTCTTTGAGACTGACATTTCATATAATCCTGAAGAAATAGATGCAACTATTGGTTATTTCTTAAAAAGAGGTTTTGATAAAGTAGCAGCAATAAACACCGCAAGTGTTATATTACAACAAGCAAAAATAGATAACTTAAATGTTCAGCAATTATTAGATACATTGACAGGAGTAACCGATGTGCAACTAAGTGTTATTGTTGCACAAATTTTAAATATAAATAGATCTAAAACTAGTGCAATTGGATTTGCAAAAAAAGAAGTAGACTTAGATTTGTTTGATCAAAGAAATGTTGTAATATGATATGGCACATTTTGCACAAGGCAAATTCACTCTAAAAAATCCTAAAAAATATATGGGTAATAAAACACCAACGTATAGATCAGGTTGGGAGTTTACCTTCATGAAGTTTTGTGACGAACATCCTAGTGTTAGTCAATGGGCTAGTGAATCAATACGTATCCCTTACAGAAACCCATTTACTGGTAAACAAACTATATATGTGCCAGACTTTTTTATTGTATATGCTGATAAGAATGGAAAACAACGTGTTGAACTAGTTGAAGTTAAACCTAGTAGTCAAGCAGTAAAAGAAAAGTTAGGAAGATCTAAACATAATCAAGCACATTATGTTGTTAATCAAGCAAAGTGGGAAGCAGCTAGAGCCTGGTGTAAACAAAAAGGTGTATATTTCCGTATTGTTACTGAACAAGATATTTTTCATAACGGACGTAGACGATAAATAATAGTAGCATATAATGGACTGGACGCATGACAAAAAAATTAGAAGATCTTCTTAACTTACCTGACGCAAAAGAAATTATACAAGAAGCAGAAGCCCAAGAAGAAGAACAACAAAAATATCAAATAGAAGAAACTAATAAAACTATGCGTGACATTGCAGAGTTTGATAAAATTAGTTCGGCACTTCCGCAAGTAAAAGGCCTAGGCGAAATGGCTGATAAAGAACTTAATGAAGTTGCAGATAAAGCTATGACAGCATATGAAGACTTAATGGATTTAGGTATGAATGTTGAACAACGCTATAGTGGTAGAGTGTTTGAAGTAGCTGGCACTTTTCTTAAAACAGGACTTGATGCTAAAATTGCTAAATTAGACAAAAAATTAAAAATGGTAGACTTACAACTTAAAAAAGAAAAGTTAGATAAAGACAATTCTAAAATAGACGGCGAAATGGTAAACGGAGAAGGTTACGTAGTTACTGATAGGAACAGTCTATTAGAGAAGTTAAAAGGTCTTGATAAAGATAAATAATACATATAGAACAGGATCATTGCGCAATGAGATCATTTAAAGAAATACTAACTGAATCAAAAAAGACATACGAATTTAAAATTGGTATTGCTGGACCAGATTGTACACCCGAGTGTGTAGAAAAAATGGAAACTTGCCTTAAGAAATACAGTGTTGTAAATATTACTCCAGGTAAGAAAACACCAATCCAAGAACGTCCTTTAGATTTTCCACAGTTACAAAACACAGAAGTTACTTACTTCGAAGCAGAAGTTGAATATCCAACTACTAGTCAAGTGCTACAAGAATACATAGCACGTTGTTGTGGACTTGATCAATCGTATATTATTGTACGTAATGCAAATGACCCAAGAGAAGAGTATCAAGAAACTAAAGATGATACTCCATATGAAGCAATGATAGGCAAAGAAGATATGGGCGGCGAAAGCGCACAAGATTCAGTAGCAGGTAGTCGCGTAATGGACTTACTTAAAGAATTAGAAATTGCTCGCAAAGAAAACGAACACAGTGGTGCAGAAGGCGCACCAGTTGGAGAGTCGTCGGATATTGGCGATGCAGAAAACACTAAAGCAGTTGTAGGAGGCTGATATTATGAATATGAAAAAATTAATTGAATCAATGGATCACATTGAAGAATGTGGAATGACTGAAGATCCTATGCCAACTGCGATGCCAGGTGCAGATGCAGGACAACCAGTGTCAATGAATGTAAGCATTAATGCTAGTGGTAAAGATCATGTAGCTGACCTTATTGATATGATGAAAAACGCAGGCATGTCAGCAGCAGAACCAGTTGGTGCTCCAAGTTTAGGTATGCGTGGCGATATGGAAAAGTTCCGTTCAGCAATGGATGATGATCCAGAAATTCCAGGCGATGATGATAATCCAGATGATACAGATTTAAAAGCAGGAACGTTAGGTGCTATTGGAGGCGGCGCTTTAGGAATGGCTCTAGGCGGACCACTAGGAGCATTGACAGGTGCAGCAGCAGGCGATTCATTAACTGATGAAGAACTTGCTACAGAAGACGATCTTGAAGAATATGCAAACGAACCTGATCCACAGTACGGCGATATGAGCGATGCTATTCCAGATGGCAATGATTTAAATCGTAAGAAGAAAGCATACGCCGCTACACAAGATGGCGATAACCCAATGGCTGTTGAAGCAATCAAAGCAACACTAATGGCAGCACTTGCTGAAAAGAAAAAACCAGACGCAAATAAGAATGGTATTCCTGATTATGCAGAAGACGGCAAAGGTCCAAACGATCTTGCTAAAGGCAAAAAAGGTAGCAAGCCTAAAAAAGGCGAAGTACCTCC